AGCTCTGGATTGTTTGGGTAAAATCTTGCTGAATTTAAAGCATTTGTTGGGATTTCAAAGTTAAGCGTAACACTGTCAACTTTTAATAACTCACTATAACTAACTGACACAACCTTGCCCAAAACAGCATCGTTAGAATTTTCTATATATGAAAACCCACTATTTTTAATTGTTGTGCTGTTGTTTACGTTTCCTGCCGCCTCCAATGCGACTGATAAAGTATACTCATTATCCACATTAAATTCAGCCAAGTTGCTATTACTTACATCTTGTGACGGAAGAATACGTTGACCATCGGGAGTGATTCCATCGGTTATAGGACTAAGCGGGTCAAGGTATATTCCGAAATCGACGAATATATTTAATTCTTCACCGTCTGAAATCCCATCACCATCAGTATCGGGATTAGTTGGGTCTGTTCCGTAAATATGAACCTCATCCCCATCCGAAAGCCCATCTCCATCTGAATCAACTAAGGTTAAATCTGTTCCATAGAATATTTCGTCAATATTCGTGAGCCCATCGCCATCAAAATCTTCATCACCATCCTCAATGCCGTTTCCATCGGTATCCTTACTTAGAGGGTCGTATTCCAAAATAAGAACTTCCAAGCCATCACCGAGACCGTCCCCGTCAGTATCGGCTTCAAATGGGTCGGTTTCGTAAAAAAACACCTCGTCGTAATCAGTTAACCAGTCATCGTCGCTATCTTGGTCAAGTGGAATTTCCACTCTTCCAGTCAGTAAATGTTCAGCCAATGATAAATCATAATTCTCATTGATAGTAACGGTGTTTGCACTGATTAAAATCTCTTTTGCAATAATCGCCCCATTGATATTGATATCCGTTCCTGTGATTTGAACCGTTCCGTTTGGGGCGTAGATAATACCATTTATATTAGCACTGCCGACATGAATTCCGATATTGCCGTTCGGAACAAACAAATTCACTTCAGCACCTTCTACCGTATTAAGAGCGGTTGAAGCACTGATAAGTAGTGAGTTGTCGGCAACTATCGTGTCTTGCAATGTCACCGTATTCCCTGTGAATTGAAGCCCACCATTTTCAACGTAAATCGGCGAATCGTTGGTAACATCAGTGTTGTGAACACCGTGCCACCATTGATAGTGAGCGTAATCATCACCGAGCGAATCCATGACTTCTTGAGTAAAATGCGGGTAATCATACGGAGTACGACCAGAAGTGTACTCAATGACTGTTTCAAATTCTTCTGTTTCCTCATTAAAAACAAGAGTTTCATAAGGCGACCCGCCTACATACTGAAGTCTGTTGAAAATCGAGTGTTGATGCTTGTTGAGATGACCTACGACATCTACCCTGCCATAAACGTCAACCCTTGCACTGTAAGCATCGAGGTTGCCGCCTGTGTATAGGTTGCCTTCGAGAGTCGTTTTCGTGGTGTTGATTTGCGTGGCACTCCCGCCTGTGGCATACATTACATACTGTTTTGTCAGAGTTTGGAGGTCATCGGGATACCCACCTCCGCTATCGTCAGCAATCGCTGTGAATGGCATTGTTGCGGCTATACTCATCAGCATAGCAACGCTTAGTAACATAGAGATAAATCTCTTCCCTGTGGACTTTAAATTTTTAGTAAACATAACAGTTCCCTTTCGTAATTAAAATTATTAGATTTTTCGGACTCGATTACGTCTGCGAATCCCCGCCTTGCTATTCGTCATCCTTGGATTTAAAACTTGGCGGTAATCGCAAAATATGTTGACAGGCATTTCACAGTGGGCAGTTTAAACCACAAAACCCGTATAAACACTGCACTTATCCTGCTACTGAAAACGTGTTGATATAGCGAATCAACATATTTTGCGACTACCGCCTTAAACTTTCGTACACCATAACGGCATCACCTTACCCTTTCAATTTAACCAATTACATAAATTTCGTGTGACTCCTCTTTTGTCCCTCTATATAATACATCCCTGAAAAATGTGTAGGGTGTCACTTTTTCTGCAAAAACTTTTTCGATTTGTAGCATTCGCCAAAAACCGAGGCGGTAATAACGATTTAATTGTGCAATTTAACCAAAGCCTGTATAAAAATAAAGCCTCGTCCCAAGCAGGGCGAGGCTTTACGGCAATAATTAACAGCAGTGTATAGATGACTGCGAACGTATAGTATAGGTGATGTAATTACAGCCAGAGCGTGTGCAGTAGGTCACATCGTATATTGTTTGTCTGCACCTCGGGGAAGTAGCCCAAACACGATGTTCTGTCCCCAGAGCCGCTGTTTTAGCGGTGTTGTGTCCGAATATACAAAGAATACTGCGGGGTTCGATGATTTCCACTCCATTAATAGTGTTGATAATTAACTGCACTTTCTCTCTGTCATCAACACCTTCAATTATAATCTCCGTACTGGGACGAGATGAACGTGTTTCCGCACTTACCGCTATACTGCCAAGCGTACACACTGCCATAAAAATTGCGATGGGTTTCAAAAATAGTTTTCTTGATTTCATTATCAACTCTCCTTCAAATTTTCTATTATTTCCGATATGATGGTCTTATCGCCAACAACTATCGTATAATAATCTGTTCCATAGCTCCACGCAACATCGTACATACTATCCCTTTCTGTAATAGTGTACCTTATTCCATTTATCTCGTGCGAGTAATCTTCGATTGGGATACCCGCTCCAATCCTTATTTCAAAAGAGATATATGGTTCAATGTTATACGAACCTGCTACAAGTATGTCGCCAAAGTCAGTAATCTTAAACTCTGTAAACTCGTACTTATCTGGCAATTTTGCGGGATATAGAATGTTCAAATTTTCCTTTTCGAGCATTTCACTCATTGAGTTATAAACACGAATATCATCCGACAACATCACCCCATCACCACGATTATCCGTAGCTATTCTATTAGATGAGTTCAACGCATTCCTAATTAACTCGATGGGATTATATCCCATTGCTGATACAGTCACAATAACAAGTGAAAACGAGGCAATGACTGCGGCAATCATAATAATAAACCGCTTTGGTTTGCGATGAATGATGACTGCTACTTTGGGTTCATCAAGCTGTCCGAATAACGCTTTCATTTGGTATTCCTTGACAATTTCCTCAAGGTCGATTCTGCCTTTCATTGGTAAATCTAAGCATTTTTGGTATTCTTCGAACCTTGCCAGTCCTTCCGTGCAAAAATCAATGACAGTCGTGTTGCAACCACCGAATTCTACTTCGTTATCGAGTAAAAATTCATAATCATATTGGCTCATATATTGGTGTTCGAGCTCGCCATTCAAGAGCAACTCACGCAAATCCTCGTAGGTCAAATTTTCATAATCATGTGGCATGGCTTCACCCCCTCTACTTAATACATCCCTTGAAAATTAAAGGTGTGTCACTTTTTTTAAGCGTTCTTTTAATTTTTGTCTAATTCGCTTATATTTTGCCTTAATTGAGTCTTCGCTTTTGTGCAACATGACGGAAATTGCCTTGGTGGTTCGACCGTCACGTTTCAAGTCAAACAACTCTTTTTCGCTTTCTGTTAATATCTCAAACAACTTGGCTCGTAGCTTTTCGATGTCAATCTCAGCGAATGCAATGTCTTCTATAAGTTGATTTATACTATTATTATTGTCGGGGATTTGACTCATATCCGTTTCTATGTCGATATGTTCCTTGGATTTCATGTAGGCTGTGTTGAACTTCATCAAAACATTTTTTGCAATGCGAAACAGCCAACTTTCTAATTCGGGATGCTCCGCAAGGTCGGTGGTGAGCGATTTTTCAACTGCCTTCACAAAAGTTTCTTGAACGCAGTCCTCGACATCGCTCTGCTCTTTCGAGTATATTTTGGATTTGATGTATAAGGCAAGGCGACCTCTGTTTTCCAAATAGAGGTCGTCCAAGATTTTCTTGTTGTTCAACTCTCTATACCTCGATTTTATGTTGATGTAACAAATTTGATAATATGTTACCCAGACCATGCAACCGCTGATTTAAAGTGACATAAAAGAAACGCCTCATGGCGTTTTGTAAGTTGAAAAGATGGACGAGCGATTAACAAAAGTCGCTTAACTGTGGCATAAAATAAGCCCGTGTAACATACTATGAAATATGTTACTCGTACGACAGTCCTATATAAAGGAGGCTCACCATGACCACTGAACCGATTAGAAACAAGAACGATGTCCGCAGGCTTGCGGAATACTACCTCAACAAGGGGCAACTCCGCAACTATGCCCTTGTCGTCCTCGGAGTTCATACCGCTCTGAGAATCAGCGACTTGCTCCGTCTGCGTTGGGACGATGTCTACGACTTCGAGAAGAACAGAATTCGTGACAGCGTTACCATCATCGAGGGGAAGACTCGCAAATCCAAGACCTTCGCTCTCAACAAAGCGGTCATCAGAGCGTTGACTCTGCTCGCCGCACAGAAACTCCGTCAAGGGGCGTTTCTCATCGAAAACCCAAAGACCAAGAAAGCTATCAGCAGAATTCAAGCGTACAGGCTTATTCGTGCCGCCTCGGAAGCGTTGGGATTTCAACAGCGTGTGTCTTGTCATTCCCTCCGAAAGACCTTCGGCTACCACTCGTGGAAGAGCGGAGTCTCGACTGCGGTACTCGTGGAAATCTACAATCACTCCTCGCTGAACGTCACCCGACGTTACCTCGGAATCACCCAAGACGACAAGAACGCCGTTTACATGGGTTTACGGTTGATTTCGTAGCTTGTTCATGTCTCTTCCTACTATAAAGGAATAGCTCACGGAATCCAGTGGGCTTATTTGACTTTCGCCGCCCGCTTGCTTTCCGCAGATGCCTCATCTTCATTGTCAACCTTTGCCAAATCGTCGAGAGCCGCCCGCATTACGCATAACTGTCCAATCATACCAAGCAGAGCGTTCATGTCATCTTGATTGAGTTTGTTCATGCCGTTGACTGCTTGTGAAATTAACTCAGGATATTGGCACTTTTCGTCAAAGAATTCCGTCATAGTGAGTCCGAAATAGTCGGCAATCGCAAACAACTGCTCTAAAGACGGCAACGACCTCCCCGAGGATATGTTGTATAAGTAGCCCGAACTTCGCTTCAGGGCGGCACTTATATGATGCTCTGAATCACCGCTACGTAGCCGTAATTCCGTGATTCGCTTGCGAACAAAATCGCCGTACATCGACTTCACCTTTCTCATGTATAACAGTATATCACGACTTTTCGCAAAAATATATAGTCGCAAATACATTATTTTACTTGAAATATCCAATTAAATATGATATAATGGGCGGAGTGCAGTCGATTGCTGTCGAATGCACAAATCCAGACACAACATATTGTGGTGCTGAAAGGAATTAAACATATGAGAGTTTTGCTCATCGAAGATGAACTTCCGCATTGCGAGAAGTACGAGAAGTGCGTTGAACATCTGCCGTACACGGTCGAGTTGAGTGTGGCACACGGGTTCAAGAAAGCCGCCAAGCTCGCTGAAAAAGCCGTGTTCGACGTCGTGTTGCTTGACCTTGAACTCAACGTAAGTGATGGTGACGGAATCGCATTTCTGCAATGGCTGAGGGCTACGAAACTGCCGTACAAGCCGTTCATCATCGTGATTACCAACAACGATTCCCGCAAGACGAGCCGCATTGTCCGCAACCTCGGAGCGGATTACATTTTCTTGAAAATCAAGCCCGACTACTCGCCACGGCTTGTCTTCGACTTCGCTCAAACCTGTATGAACAGTCAACCTCAAGAGGAACAGTCGCAGAGTGCGACGTTGGAGGAGGCGATTGCCCGTGAAGTCGAGAAAATCGGGTTCACCCGTGATGTTATCGGGACAGAGTACCTCATTCATGCCGTTGCGACCGTGATTTATGCGGGCAAGAAGAATCCGTCTATGAGTAAAGACGTGTACCCCGTGATTGCCAAGGCTTTCAAGAAAACCGACAACAGCATTTGTCGTGCGATTAATCTTGCGATTATTCGGACGTGGCGGATTACCGATGTCGAGACGTTACAGGAAAACTACACGTCCAACATCGACTACGATACGGGGACTCCTACCAATCGCCAGATGGTGCTGTATGTCGCCGATAAAGTCCAACGGGATGTTGCGGGGTGCAGCGTGGTTTTGCCGCACCCGCCCTCGTTGCGGTTTAACCCAAACGCATAGATTGTAAAAACAAATTCCAAACAGCAGTCCAATAGTTCATCATCTTTCCTCCTTCTGTGATATCGTAATCTAACAATACCACAGAATTCGACATAAAATAGTAAAAGACAGACGTAAAAACTCGTGAATTTTTGAGGTGATATGACCTTTCTTGATTTTGTCAAAACCGCTTATATATCAGTTTTCGCTTACTTACTGTATGTGCGGCTTGAGAAAAGCCGTGGGGGAGTTTCTTTCCCGAGAAAGGGCATTGCGATTTGCGGTTGCGTGATTATTTCGGTATTTCTGTTGGCATGGTTGGAATTTATAGAGCCTATAAATTCTATGCTCGTGATTGCGATTTTAGGCTTGTTAATCTCACTTGCCGAAAAATCAAGTTTTCGACAAAATGTGTTTTTCTTGGCTTTATCTTATGGTGCAAGCTATGTACTGTATTCGGTTTCAACTTTTATATCAAGTGCTTTTCTTATAATTTTTGGAGAGCGTGATGTGGACATATGGTTTATGTTACTTCATCTCGCTATCGAAACGGCATTCATATTGATTCTATTCAACATAAAATTCAAAATAATCATCAAGTACAACAACAGCTTAAGCAGTGCAGGGGTCGCGATTGCAGGAGTTGTGCTGATAATATATGGTGTAATCCGTGAAGAAGAGTTGTCGCATTTAGGGCTTGCGTTGCTACTGTCGGGAATTGTCCTCTGCGGTCTTGGACTGTACTGGTGGCTCAAGAAAGAGTCAATCACAAACTACAACGAGAAGTCGCAGAAGCTAATCAATGCAAGGCAACAAGCGGAAATCGCCGAGTTGAACGACATCTGCCTTGAACTCGAAAAAGTCCGCCACACCGACAACAAAAAGCTCCCTGCGTACAGGGAGGCGGTTGTTCAGGCGATTGCTACAGGTGACAAGGAAGCGAAAATCGCACTGTATGAGGGATTAAAAGCGGCTGAAATGGCAACGGTGATGGATTATACGCCTCAACTCCCGACAGTTGGAATCCTACTCGTTGATATAGTCCTCGACTTTAACAAGCAACGCTGTTCCAGAAACGGGATTGAATTAAGGATGGAAAAAAGCGGCTGTTTCGGCGAGATTGTCGAGTTTGTACCGCAATCGCAACTCGAAACGATTATCGTGAATCTGCTTGACAATGCGTTCGAGTCGCACGGCAAGCGTGGCGATGACCTGTCTGCCCGACAGGCAGGCGGCGGCGAGAAGTGCATCGTTGTGCGATTTTCCCATGACAGAATCACTGTCGAGGACAACGGAGCGGCGTTCAGTGACAGCGTGTTAGCGGACATGGAACGGTGTAAGGAGTCGCTGACTCCGAACCGTGGTGAGGGTGTCGGGCTTGGGTACGTGACGATGTTTGAGATTACGAACGAGTGCAGGGCGAGTGTCGTGATTTCGCAGAAAGACGGAGTGAAGTCGGTGACAGTACGGTTCGATGGTGAAAATCGGTTACTCATTTATAATAGAAAGGAAACAACAGTATGATTTCGGTCAAGGAAAGACCCACGAAACGGGTTTCTAACGAGGGCGAGTCTGTAACGCTTTTTTTGCGGGGGCATGGACAAGTCAAGGAAATGTTGAATGGTTGAATTCCTTTATTTTCATAGGACAACCTCATGGCAGCATACCTTTTAATAAGACAAACTCTTCTTATTATAAAGGTGGTAGCTATGCAAAAAAACACATTCCCAACCGACCTAACCGCCCTCCCGCAGTGGGTAGGCTACAAACTCGAACCCGACAAAACAGGCAGAGTCTGCAAAATCCCGTACAATCCGCACAACGGCAAGAAAGCCTCATCGACTGACTCGCAGACGTGGGGAACTTTCGAACAAGCCGTCCACGCTCGGGAACTCTACAACTTCTCAGGCATCGGGTTCGTATTCACCGAGGATTGCGGCATTGTCGGAATTGACATCGACCACTGCCTTGACTCGGACGGCAATTCCAATGCCATCGCCGCAGATATTATCGCCCGACTACCACCGACTTACATCGAATTTTCGCCGTCCAAGACTGGACTGCACATCTTCCTCAAGGGAACGCTCCCCAAAGGCGGGAATCGCAATTCCGCTACTGGAGTCGAGATTTACTCCAACGCTCGTTACTTCACGATGACGGGCAATCGCCATCCAAACTGTGTGGACTCAATCGCTGACGATAATGGCGTTCTTGCGTGGATTCACTCGACCTATGTTGCAACTCCAAAACTTGAGAAGTCTCCGAAAAAGCAGTCAGCGACTACATTTGACCCGTTAACTATAACGCAAATTCCCGATGACAAAGTCCTCGAGATGGCACGAAAATCCAAGGACGGCGGAGCGTTCGACAAGCTGTACTCAGGCGACTGGCAGGGAGCGTATAAATCGCAGTCTGAAGCGGATTTCGCACTTTGTTGCAAACTCGCATTCTGGACTGGCAAAGTCGAGTCGCAGATGGACAGACTGTTCCGCCAGTCGGGGCTTATGCGGGAAAAGTGGGGGATTGCCTACTCTGACGGCTTGACTTACGGTGCGAAAACGATTCTTAATGCTTGCAACGCAACTACTGCAGTCTATACCGCAAAGCCGCACGTCAAGCCGACTTCGCAGAATAAATCGCAGGAAATATTCGTGGAGGGTGGGTGCTATTTTCGTAGAAAAGGCGATAAATTCTATCAAATCACCAATTTCACGGTGAATCCCGATGTGATGATTATTTCGGATGACGAGGCACAATTGACTTGCGAATTCGTCACCGAGGGTGGCGAAAAATTCCCGCAAGCCCTGTTGTCGAGCGACTTTTCAACGCTTGCAAAATTGCGTGGAGTTCTTAACAAAAACACAATCGCACTGTCGTTTATGGGCGGCGAGAGCGACTTGGAACTCTTCAAAATCCACCTCTATTCACTGAAGTGGACAAAAAAACGTGGGGTAAAAGCTATCGGGATTTATCCCCGCAGTAAAGCGGGAAAACTCATCTTCGTGGACACCACGGGTGCGGTCGGGGTGGGCGGTCGGCGGGTCACCGACACGGTTCAGATGGAGCGGTTCAAGGTCTTGGAAAGCAACATTTTGAACGCCGATTTGATTACTGTTGATGCACTTCGAACCCTGTCTGTGCATATTCTGAATTATAACGAACCCGCCAAGACGATTCCGATTTTAGCGTGGGTTTGTGGGTGTTTTATCAAGCCGCATTTACGCAGAGTCAAGATTAAATTCCCGCATCTGTTCGCAATCGGCGAGGCGGGGAGCGGGAAATCAAACACGCTCGAACGCATTATTCAGACGATTTTCAGTCGCACCAAAGTGACGGCATCGGGGCAAGTGACGGCGTTCACGCTTATGCGTGAGTCAAATTCAAGCAATATTTTCCCGCAAGCGTTTGACGAATTCAAGCCGTCCAAGATTGACCGCAATCGTTTAAACTGGCTCTACAACCACTTTCGTGACAGTTACGACTGCCACGAGGGAGTCCGTGGGCGGGCTGACCAAACGGCGGTCACTTACGATTTACTCGCCCCGATTTGTGTTGTGGGTGAGGAGTCGCCTGAAGAGTCCGCCATTCGTGAGCGGTCGATTGAACTACTGTTTTCCAAGCGTGATATATCCCAAAATTCGGAACAGCGTGACAGCTTTATTTGGCTCACGCAAAACGAAAAAACGCTTAACGCTTTGGGGCGGTCGCTGTTGGATTCTACGCTCGATACAACTGTCGCAGAAGTCGAGCAGTGGTTCATCGAAGGCAAGGAGTTTTTCGCTTCGGGACTGCCTTTGCGGGTTCTCGACAACCTGTGTTGTTTGTATGCGGGTCTCTGCTTGTTGCGGAAATTATGCGGGCGATTGAACCTACCGTGGGTGTTCCCATTTGACATCGATTCATGCACAAAGTACATAGAATTTGCGGCGAAAGAGTACCTTTTAGACGGTGGACTTTCCAACAAATCCATCGTAGAGCAAGCGTTTGAAGTCATGTCTCGAATGCCGTTAAAACACGGAAATGATTACATTTTCGAGAATAATAATCAGTTTTTGTGTTTACATTTAGCGGGAATTTACGACAAATATACCCGTTATCGCCGTGATTGTGCCATTTTAGGCGAGGTTTTGACATATTCTCAATTCAAAAAACAACTGCAATTTTCGGAGTTTTTCGTGGAAAAGAACCGTACAAAACGCTTCGGAGACGAGACCAAAAAAGTTTGGATTATCGATTTTCATAAGCTTTTTCAACAGTGCGACGTGGCAGGATTCGAACCGCCAAAGCCACTCCCCGTGCCGCATTCATCGACATCCGACAACCCATCATCGTCTTAATAATAATGTTACTTGTTACTAAAGTTACTTAAAAAATTATACTCGCACGGAAAATCTAATGCCCGCATATTTTCGTAAAAAAAGGGCAACTATATTTTTCACAGGTTATTTGGTAACAAGTAACATCGTCATTACGGCTCGTATAATTTTAGTCATTTTGACAAAGGCGATGGGTAGGGGGCTGTCTAATCTCTGTGCCTTTAGGACTTGAGGAACGCCCTTGGGGGGCGTGTGTGTCGCCGACCTTTCAAGTTTAATCGAAACCAAGTTCCCCGAATACCTCTCTTGTAAATCCGCTTGTAGACTGGATTTACGAGGGAGTCTTTTTTTACTGCCGACACTTTCTTGAAAAAATCCAAGTTTTCAATTTTTCGGAAGATTGCCAATCTCTCGGTGGGAGCGGGAGGAGCGAATCCGCCAAGCCGCACGGCAAGCCGCCTCAAGCCAATCAATTCCCTACAAAAATAATACAGTTTGTCCAAGTGATATTCCGAAAATTCGAGCATATATTAGATTATCCAAGTTATTTCAAATGTTGTCGGGAGGGCGATTTAATGGCGAACGGTTGGGGTGGGAAACGTCCAAACAGCGGTCGAAAAAAGAAGAATCTCGCTGACAAGTTATTGGACGGAAATCCCGGAAAACAGAAAATCACTGTCATCGAATTCGAGGGCGGGAAACTGCCTCCCGAGCCGCCCGATTACATCGAAAATTATTGCAGTAAAATCCTCACGGATGTGGATGGCGAGCCGACTGAAAAATTCAAGCCCGATGCGGACGACATATACCGTGAAACTGTGTCGTGGATTGAAAAAACTGGTTGCTCTCACCTCATAAATGCTGATTACATTTTCGATTATGCGATTGCGAAAGCTCGTTGGTACGAGTGTGAGCGGTATATTTCTCGGCAGGGATTTGCCTACGTTCGTGACGGAATTTTACTTGAAAATCCAGTTGTCGATACTGCCACGAAATACTTCAAAATCGCTGACAGAGCGTGGTTGAAGATTTGGGACATTGTTGCTCAAAACTGTGAACATAACATTGGCGGTACAAATCCTCACTCGGATGCGTTGGCGAAATTGTTGCAATTTAATCCTGCGGAGGTCTAAGAAGAGCGGAGATGTCGGTGGCTTGCCGCCGAGCAGTCCGCTTGACAGAAAGGTGATTAATCCATGAAAGAAATGCTAATAGAGTTTGTCGAAATAAGTCGGCTGAATCCTGCAAAATATAATCCCCGAAAAGACCTAAAAGCGGGCGACCCTGCCTACGAAAAATTGTTGATGTCGATTGAGGAATTCGGCTACATAGACCCGATGGTTTGGAATCGGAGGACGGGCAATTTAGTCGGTGGTCATCAGCGTTTGAAGATTTTGAAACACCTCGGCTACACGAAGGCACAATGCGTGATTTTGGATATCGATGACACTCGTGAAAAAGCCGTCAATGTTGCACTCAATAAAGCACAAGGGCAGTTTGATGAAATGCTGTTGGCGGGACTGTTGCATGAACTCGTAGAATGCGGTTTCAATGCGGAGTTGACGGGGTTCGACCAAGCCGAGCAGGACAAATTATTTCAGTCGGTTGCGAGGCAGAAATCCAAGCTCAAGGAGGATAATTTCGATGCCGATTCTGACGTTTCGGCGAACCAAAATCCGTTGAGTCAGCGGGGCGATGTTTGGCTGTTGGGGCGGCACAAAGTTATGTGCGGTGATTCCACCAACTCCGCTGACGTAGCGGCTTTGATGGGCGGACGTAAGGCGGTATTTTCGTTTTTTGACCCGCCATATAACGTCTTTTATGGGAACTCAAACCATCCAAATTGGAAACGTCGCACGATTCTAAATGACAATATGTCAACCGAGAATTTCGGCGAGTTTCTGCGGAAATCGTTCACTGCGGCGGCTTCCGTGAGTGAGTTTGGAGCGTCCATGTACTGCTCAATGTCGGCGAAAGAGTGGGGGAATTTAATGCTTGCTTTTGCCGATTGCAACTACCATTGGAGCAGTACGATTATTTGGGTGAAAAATCACCACGTAATGGCACGAAACGGCTACCACACTCAATATGAGCCGATTTGGTACGGTTGGCTTAAGGGGAATAAATGCCTTTGTCCTCTCCAAGACCGAAAACAGAGCGATATTTGGGAAATTAACAGACCGTCCAAATCCGCTGAACATCCGACAATGAAGCCTATTGCGTTAGTCGGAAAAGCGATTGAAAATTCAAGTCGTGTTGGCGATTTAGCGTTGGATTTTTTCGGTGGTTCTGGGACAACTTTGATTGCCGCCGAGCAGACCGAACGCACTGCATTTTTGATGGAACTTGACGAGCGTTATGTCGATTGTATTGTGAATCGTTACATCAATTTTCGCAAAAATGATGACGATGTTTTTCTGTTGCGAGATGGTGAGAAATTAGCATGGAAAGATGTTCCCGAACCCGAACAATCTGAGCAGTCTGAAACCGCTGAAACACTGGAGTAATGCGGATTTATGTCCATTAAGTGTGGGTTGATTTTTTAGTCAAAACGAGTTATACTGTAATCAAGCCAAAAGCCGAATGGGTGCGTAAGCCCGACAGGCAGGGGGAAACCCCTAACGGCAAATAAAATTTTTTGGGGAGATTACGGTTATGAAAATCAATTACAATGTTCAAGGAAAAGAGAGGAAGAATCTCGTAAACATCATCGCAGAAACTATCGGCGAAGAGGCGGTTTACGAAAAAGCACCGACCTACAATTACACAATCGGGGACTTCACTGTCGAGCGTGACGGAACGCTTTCATTCAACTCCGCAACCATTGATGACGAGCGGATTAGAGAGGTCATCAACGCTCTTGAAGACGGCGGGTTCAAGTATGAGGATTCGGATTCTCTCAGCATTGGTGTACCGCTCGAGGGGTTCACTCCCGAAACGCTCAACAATCTCTGCTTAATGGTAGAGTCGAAAGCGGTTCTCATCAAGAAGGCTTTAGGAGTGGATTCCCTGCCCATCGAAGTCGGCGAGAGCGAGGTGACATTTTCGTGGTTTCGCTCTGGTTTGACGAGAGAAGAAACTCACTCCTACGCACAATTCATCACGCAACTCTGCAAGACTGCGAAAGACAAAAAGCGGGTGACTTCAAAGCCGCATGAACACTACGATAACGAGAAGTTTTCCATGCGGGTTTGGTTAATATCGCTCGGAATGAAAGGCGAAACTTTCAAAGCCGCTCGCCATCATATGCTCAAGAATTTGGACGGTGACAGCGGTTGGCGGTACGGCAACGAAAACGGGGGCTTAAGCCCTCGCAGGGAGCGGGTTCATCGGGAGGTCGTTTCGGTGCGATTTACCCCCGAGGTTTTGGGGCAATTAGCGGAACTCGCAAGCCAGAGTAATATGTCGAGGAATCAGCTTATAGAGAGCGTTGTTTGCGAGTACGTGCAAGCGGAATTCTCGGCGGATTTGGACGAGGAGGGGGCGGTTGAAACCGCTCCCGATTCCCCCGAAGACGGCGAAAGCGAGGTGCAGGACGATGAGTAACGAAACCCGATTTGCCGATTTTGTCCGTGAATTAACAGAACTCAGTATCAAGCACAAAATCGCAATTAAATCCATCGGTGGGGTGCATATTTACGACTGCGATATTTCCGACATCGTGTATTCCAACGACTCGACATCGGGCGACTTGTACTACGAATTTAGCAGTTAGAATGTGACTTTCCGCAACACGTCCCCGATTATCGGGGCTGTTGCTCTCTCAATTATATCACAAAATAATTATAATTGCAACAGTTTTACATAAAAAATTTTGAGGTAATTTTCATGAGCAAATTCATATACTCACCGTCACGATTCATGCTCCCGACCTCGCATTATTGCGAACGCCACGCCGATTATGCAGTCGCATTCATCGAAAATCTACAGCACACAAAAGGCGAATGGGCGGGTAAACCTTTTAGACTATTTCCGTGGCAAGAGCAGATTGTGAGGGACATTTTCGGCATCCTCAAACCCAACGGAAAACGGCAATTCACGCAGTGTTTCGTGGAGGTCTGCAAAAAGACAGGGAAGTCGGAATTAGCCGCCGCAATCGCACTTTTCTTGCTCTGTGCGGATAGGGAAATCGGAGCGGAAATTTACGGAGTTGCTAATGACAGAAAGCAAGCGGAAATTGTTCACAGTGCGGCTTGTGACATGGTTGTGCAGAACGCAACTTTGTCGAAATTGTGCAAAATAATTCCGTCACAAAGGCGAATTATTTTCTCTCCAACTCGTAGCTTTTATGCGGCGATGTCGAAGGAGGTTGCGACTAAATTTGGCATAAATCCGCATGGCGTTGTGTTCGATGAACTCCTCGGTCAGACCGACAGAAAGCTGTATGACACGATGGTTAACGGGGCGAGTGCGGCTCGAAAACAGCCCCTAAGTTTTATTATCACGACTGCGGGAAATGACCGCACTTCGATTTGTTACGAGGTTCACCAAAAAGCTGTTGACATTCTTGAGGGGAGAAAATCAGACCCGAATTTCTATCCCGTTGTGTTCTGCCCAAATCCCGATGACGACTGGACTTCACCCGATGTGTGGAGACGTGTAAATCCCAGTTATGGAAAAATTGTCGATGAAGAATATTATCAGAATTTCTACAATAATGCGAAGTCTGACCCTGCGATGGAGATTCAATTTAGGCAGTTTTTTCTGTGCCAATGGACAAATGCTGGAATCGATAAATGGTTCTCGATGGACAAATACGAAAAGGGCAACAAACCCGTTGATTTAGCGGCTTTGGAGGGCAGAGTCGCATTCGGCGGACTCGACCTTGCCTCAAGTGATGACATCGCCGCATTTGTGCTTATTTTCCCGCCCGAAGACCCTGATGATGCGGAAGTTGGGGATTATATTGTCGTGCCATATTTTTGGATTCCTCGGGATAATATGGAGCAACGTGTGCGAAAAGACGGTGTTCATTACGATAAATGGGAGCGGGATGGGTTTCTCGAAACCACCGAAGGCAACATAATTCACTACAGTTTTATCGAGCAGAAAATCCTCGAATTAAGCGAAAAATTCAACATCCACGAAATCATGTTCGACCGTTGGGGAGCGTTGCAAATGGCACAAAATCTGCAAGACTGCGACTTCAAAATGACACCGTTTGGACAGGGATTCCAAGCACTTTCACAGCCGTCAAAGGAGCTTCATAGGCTGATTTTAGACGAACGGTTTATTCACGGCGGGAATCCCGTTTTGCGATGGATGTTCGAGAATGTCAAACTCGAAACCGGTGCGGCGGGGAATATAAAGCCCACGAAAAAGAAAAGTCGTGAAAAAATCGATGGTGTAATCGGGGCGATTATGGCTCTTGACGGGGCGATTCGCCGTGAGGATGCTGAGATTGTCGGCGGACTCGTGACGTACAATTCGTACACTGGTGAATGGTTGCGAAATGGCGAACCGATTGTCGAAAAGAAAGCTAAGAAAAACTGGCTCTAATAGCGGGCTTGTACCGAAGATTATAAGGAGTTTTTTACAACTATATGCCATACAAATCACGACCGCATTGTGCTGTTTCGAGATGTCCGAATTACGCTGTAATTGGCAGTGCATATTGCGTTGAACACAGGCGGGAACGCAGTCGCAGAGAGCCATCATATCGCAAACTTTACAATCGTAAGTGGGAGAAAATCAGTAAGCTGTATTTGTCAAAAAATCCGCTTTGTGCTGAATGTCAGCGGAATGGGCGGCTTACCCCCGCCACGGAAACTCACCATATTAAGCCGCTTTCTGCGGGTGGGACTCACGCTGAGTCGAATTTGGTGGGGTTGTGTAAGAGTTGTCATTCACGGTTGCATGGTAAGATTTTAGGGAACGATTAATATTTTCACAGCTTGTCATATTCCCCGACTCCCCCTAATATACTTTATATTATACTTTTGAGGATTTGTAAATAGGGAAAGGGAAAATTTATGGGACTTTTTTCACGCAAGTCAAGGGCGGCTAAATCCCCGAAAATCGACAACTCACTCACCACTTCAAAGAGTATGTTTTGGGGCGGCTCAAGTGCGGGAACGCCAGTCAACGAGACCACGGCAATGCAGACGGCGGCAGTCTATGCCTGTATCCGAGTAGTCTCGGAAGCGGTGGCGGGTTTGCCTCTGAATGTTTACATTCACAAGGAAAACGGTTCGAAATTAGTCACAGAGCATCACCTTTATAATCTGCTCCACAACGCTCCAAATCCCGAAATGACGAGCTTCACTTTCCGTGAAACGCTGATGGGACATCTGCTGACTTACGGCAACGCTTACGCTCAGATTCTGCGGGACAACAGCGGAAAAGTCGTGGCTTTGTACCCTCTACTCCCGAATAAAATCGACGTGTGGCGGAGCGATAATGGCGACATTTATTACACATATTATCGTGACCGAGACGAGACTAAACCGCAGGAAAAGTCGGGCGGAGTCACGTTGCGTAAAGACCAAGTTTTGCACATTCCCGGACTTTCATTTAATGGACTTGTCGGTTATTCGCCGATTGCATACGCTAAAAATGCTGTCGGCTTGGCAATCGCAACCGAGACCTACGGAGCGAGCTTTTTCGCTAACGGTGGGAATCCAAGCGGTGTAATTGAAACTGAGACTGAAGTTTCAGACCCGACAAAACTCCGTGATACTTGGGAGGTAATTCACAAAGGTAGCCGCAACTCAAACAAGGTTGCTATTTTGGAAAAAGGCACAAAATATACACCCATCTCAATCAGCCCCGAACACGCTCAGTTCCTTGAAACTCGCAAGTTTCAAATCGGCGAAATTTCACGAATTTTTGGTGTGCCACCGCACATGATTGGGGACTTGGAAAAGTCGAGTTTTTCCAACATCGAACAACAGGCACTGGAGTTCGTGAAATACTGCGTTAATCCGTGGATTATTCGGTGGGAACAGGCGATGTGTCAAACACTGATTTTACCATCCGAGAAATCACAATATTTCATAAAATTCAATCTTGATGGACTGTTGCGGGGCGACCGTGAGGCTCGTATGCGTGGCTACGCAATCGGCATACAGAACGGGTTTATGTCGCCTAACGATGTTCGCCGATTGGAAGATTGGGATTTAATTCCCGCCGAAGATGGCGGCGATTCGTACATCTGCAACGGCAACATGAAGAGCATCAAGACTGCGGCTTTTGGCAGTGATGGAGCGGATTCCGTAAGCAATGCAATTCCGAATTTAATGGGGGATTTTACAAATGGAAAAGATTCTTAGTCTGCGTGAAGAACGCAGTAAATTATGGGACACAGCGACTGCTTTTCTCAAGTGCAAAGAGGACGAGAGCGGTAAATTGTCCGCCGAAGACAGCGATGTTTACGCAAAAATGGAGGCTGATGTTCTTGACTTGGGGCGGCAAATTGAACGCCTCGAACGTGCGAGAGATATTACTACTGACATTGCAAACACGCTCGACAATCCGATTTTGAACGCTCCAGTTGCTCACAATGCATTGACTTCGCCGCACTCGAACAGCCACAACATCCCTTACCGAGCGGCTTTTTGGAATGCCATGCGTTACAAAATGGTCACCAACGATTTGAACACGGGAGTCGATTCGCAGGGCGGTTATCTCGTCCCCGATGAGTTCAACGGATTCCTCGTAAAGTCGCTCACAGAGCATAATGTAATGCGGCAACTTGCACGAGTAATCCAAACTTCACATGGCAGTTTGCAGATTCCAATCGCCTCCGCAAAAGGCACTGCGGCGTGGATTAATGAGGTGGGAACGATTCCCGTAAGCGATGAAGAATTCGGTCAAGTCACGCTCGGAGCTCATAAACTCGGAACGATGATTAAGGTATCGCACGAGTTGTTAAACGACTCGGAATTTTCTGTTGAAACCTTCTTGGCGAGCGACTTTGGTCGGCGAATCGGTACTCTTGAAGAAGAGGCGTTTATCATCGGTGACGGCAAGGGAAAACCGACTGGAGCTTTCACGTCTGCACAAACCGTCAAATCGGGTTCAGGAGCGGATTTGACATTCGATGATGTTATGACACTTTACCACGAATTAAAGTCACCATATCGCAGTAAAGCGGTGTTTTTGTGCAACGATATGACCGTGAAAGCACTGCGGCAAATCAAAGATAACAGCGGGCAATATATCTGGGCGGAATCCCTAACCGCAGGGACTCCGAGTACGCTAATCGGGCATCCCGTCTACGTTTCACGGTTTGTGCCTACGATTGAGAGCGGTGCAAAAGTTATGGCTTTCGGCGATTTTTCGCACTACTGGATTGGTGACCGTCAAGGGCGGACTTTCGAGCGTTTGAACGAGTTATTTGCGCACACTGACCAAGTCGGATTCAAGGCGGTTCAGCGGGTTGATGGAAAGTTGGTGCTTCCCGAGGCGGTGCAAGTTTTGCAAATGGGGACTGATTCATGACAACTTTACTTGAGAAAGTCAAGGCGAATCTGATTTTAGAACACGACAAAGACGATGTTCTTTTACAACAATTTATCACTGCGGCGGTGGATTATGCGGAGAGTTTCCAACACGTCGAAAGCGGCTCGTATAGCGACTTTGCGAAAATGTCACCGACTACGGAATAGGCAGTGATTATGTTGGCATCGCATTTCTACGAGTCACGAGACGGCTCGACTGCGGGATTTTTCGCCGATAATGTTGCGGCGGGACAACAGGTCTGGAAGACGGTTAATATGCTGTTGCGGTTGGGGAAACAGCATCGGTTTTAATTCGAGAAGAAAATTAATCCTATCAAATCCTCATACTGAATTATCGCCTTCTAACGAGGGCGGTTTTCCTATAAGCGGGATAAGTTTGACTTAGGGCGGTCTAACTTCAAATTAGGTCGTCATCTGGTTTATATTTGAACAAGTTTTTTCTTTTTTCGTCATTGTTGTAATACGATATACTGTCGACTCATAGACTTGTATAGGGTGATTATAATGAGCGAAAACTGCATTAGCAACAACAGAGAAAGCTACGAAACAATCATAGGAAATACAACATTCACGGTCGTTTCAAAATACATAGGCGACAAGCCGTTTTTAGAATTTATAAAGACAGCAATCAAGCGAGATGTCGAGATGGCAATTAATGCGAATTCTCGAAAAAGACTTGACTAATCGGCGGCAATAAGGTATAATGACCGTAGGGCAACCGCCCTACGATTTGGTTGTTTGCCGCAAGCTACGGGAGGAGCTTATGAAAACTCAGGCAAACAAAACCGCAATATATTTGCG